CGGATAATGATGATACACAAAAGCCGCTTTTACAGTGGAGGTCGCACGGCAATATACTTTATTCCAATTGGCTTAATTATTATGTATATCAAGGAGTGCCATACGATTTCGTAAATAATGGCGCAATCCTAGGAAAATAAAGGGTTTGCGGAGTTTTCGTAAAATCGTAAAAAATATAAAATTCTATGTATTTTAATGCATTTTAATGCGAAAAGTGTGTAGTAACTGTGTAGTAACCACCCCAAAAAGTGTGTAGTAAAAATTGTATATAGAAAAGCCATTATATGACACAAATATGAGAAGAACATGGAAATGCTCTTCTCTTTTTTTATGCCACAATTTAGGCATAAGGAGATGATGTTATGTTTGACGATGAAGTGAGAGAACAAATATTTGCTAAAAGTGAGTTACAAAAAATCGACCTAATGACATTGTCTCTCGTCATTAAAGCAATAGAGGAAGTTTTGGAGGAAAACAAAGATGAACATGCCGTATCAGCAACCAATGATGAATTATACACCTAATTATGGAGCGTATCAGTACAACCCAATGGCGAGCTATCAGAGATATCAACAGCCCGAACCAACACAAGGAATAAGTGGCAGAGTAGTACAGGCGGTTGAGACTATCAATCCCAACGAGGTGCCAATGGATGGCAGTGTAGCATTTTTCCCAAAACAGGATTTAACAGAGATATATGCCAAGAGCTGGAATGCTGACGGAACAATACGCACACTGACTTTTAAGCCGGTTTTAAACGATAAGACAGACATTTTATCGGGTGATACGAAAAAACTTGAATTTGACCTATCAGAGAAAGCCACAGAGGGTATTATGGCAAAACTCAACGAACTATCAGAGAAAATTGAGCAATTATCTTTAGGGGCACAAAGAAAAGCTTCACGAACACAAAGCAAGGAGAGTGAAAAAGCATGAATGTAATGGGAATAATGCAACAGATAATGAGCAATAACCGCGTAATGGGAAATCCAATGATTCAGAATGCAATGAGCATGGCTCAAAGTGGAAACAGCAAAGGAATTGAGCAAATGGCAAGAAACCTATGCAAGGAAAAGGGCATTAATCCTGATGATGTAATGAAGCAGATTAGAGGTAATTTTGGGATATAGCATATGAGAGAACGTGCGCACGACTCTTTATGAAATAAATTTTGGAGGTAAAACAGATGTTCAACACAGGAAATTGTCCAAGCGTACCTATTGTGGCGAATTTGGACGGAAACAACGGAAATAACTGGAATGACGGCTCATGGCTTTGGTTCCTTATCGTAGTATTTGCGATATTTGGAGGCTGGGGTAACGGCTTTGGTGGTTTCGGTGGCACTAATGGCGGTGTCGGCAGTGAAATTCAGAGAGGCTTTGATAATCAGGCAGTTATCAGCAAGTTAGATGGCATTTCCAACGGACTTTGTGACGGCTTTTATGCCATGAACAACAGTATGCTCACAGGTTTTAATGGTATTAACACAAATATCATGCAGACCGGATATGGCATACAACAGGCGGTAAACGCTGATACAGTCGCTAATATGCAGAATACCAATGCTTTACAGTCACAGATTGCTAACTGTTGCTGTGAGACAAGAGAAGCCATTCAGGGTGTAAACTACAACATGGCAACTAACACTTGTGCTTTACAGAACACAATGAACAATAATACAAGAGATATTATTGACAGCCAGCAGGCCGGCTTTAGAAGCATATTAGACTACTTATGCCAGGATAAGATAGCAACACTTACAGCAGAGAACAACGATTTACGCAGAGCTGCTTCACAGGATAGACAGAACGCACTTCTGACTACTACAATGGCAGCACAGACAAATCAAATTATTGATGCAGTAAGACCTACACCGGTACCATCTTTCCCGGCTTCTAACCTTTATGGTTATGCATATGGCTGTGGTTGCAATACCGGCTGTGGCTGCTAAAAGTAGCTGCTAAAAGTAGCAGCTACGCAAAAATGAATAATTGAGTATCTTAATTGAGTTTAACTCGATTATGTCTGCTAAGCAGTATTACTTGATGTTACCGACACAAATGTCGGAAAGATAAAGGGCAGACTGTAATGTTTGCCCTTTTGCACATTGAAAACCGAATATTAGTTGATGATTTGTAGATTTGATTTTTCTAAAAAACTTGAATTTTGGGGTTGACTTTTTGTGCGTACTATTATATATTAAATGTGCGGACAGAAAGTGAGGTGTTTAAAATGTCTCCACGCACAGGCAGACCTAAATCTGAAAATCCAATGAATGATAGGATTTATGTAAGAGTAACAAAACAAGAGAAAAAAGAAATTATGGACTTTTCTTCTGAAAGTGGTTATTCAATACTAGAACTAATCAGAATTGGCATTGAAAAGATAAGAAGTCAAAAAAAATAAAGTGTTGCACCGCTACCAACGAACACAACACTTTAAAAGCACCAATCCGAAAGAGATTGATAAATCTATTCTATCAGTTTCTTTCGGAAAATCAAGTATTTTTTGAAAGGATAAGATATTATGGAATTAGAACGCAAGAGTATTGATGAAATGACAAAGGCAGAGCTTAAAAGGGAGCTAGATGGCCTTAGATGTGAGTATGACACATTAAAAGTCAAGGATGACATTATCAAGATATTAGACCGTATGCCAACGAGCATTGAGCTAGAGGAAATAAGGAAGTATGCCGAAAAGGTGTATCAGAAGTCTATAGATAAGCATTGGTATTTTCTGAATGGAGTACACGACAACATCTGCAATATGGTAGACAATCTATTGGAAACAGGAGATTATAGCACACTAAACTATCTGAACTGTTTTGTATATGGTAAGTTATTAGACGAAAATCCGACCGCAACGGAGGGAGTAAAGACAATGACAGGCGATATGGAGAAACTGTTGCTGAAACACTTAATGGCAGAGAGAGGCGGTGTGGCATAATGAATGCGATTAACAATGTATTCGTTCATGTTTTCTCCTTTCTGTGGTATAATCTCCCTATCTTTTAATAAGGGGGTGAGTCACTTATGATTCTTAATGGTTTCTGCAATAAGCAGAACAAGGATTATTCCGTTGAGATTAAAATGATAGATACTTCCGACTTGGAAAAACAAAGTCTTGAGAATGGTCGGTTGGTCTGTCAATATGCAATGTCGTTTGGTTGTTGCCGCAACCCTAAACAATGCTCTATTCTTCAAAATCTCAACAAATAGTTCCTATTGGCTCTCTGAAATATGAGAGCCAAAATTAACCTCATAGCCGTCTCTAAATTTGATACTCTTAATAGTGCCTACATATTTTTGATTTAACTGTAGTGTTCGCAAGTCTGTGGCAATATCAAACGCATTCAGGTCAATTGTTAGTACAGGAAATCCAGCTTTGTCTTGTTTCAATTCATAGCCTCTCACTCCGTCAATTTTGTGACCGTCAATGTAGATTTCTGTAAAAATCTTTTCGCCCTCAACCTGTCTGATTTCGATTTTTGACATTTTTACTCCTTTCTCTCTAATCCACGAAACTTTCAACCGGCTCATCAAGATAGCTTGCAATTTTAATCATTGTGTCTAACTTAGGCTTGCTTTTATCTCTCTTCCAATCTGAAAGCAACATGGGTGAAAAGTTCAAGTCTGTTGCTACTCGGTATGATGTGATACCCTTTTTCTTCAAAATTTGCTCAAATCTCGAATATGATTGAGCATATTTCTTAGAATTATTCATTTTTTACGCTCCTTTTCTTAAAAATATATTGATTTTATTAAGGAAATCCGTTATAATGAAACTTACCAAGACAACAAAATAACAAAATTAAAACCTAGGCTTTAAGGATTCCCTTAATCTAGGTCTAGTATATTATGGTTTTCTTTAATTGTCAAGCATTATTTTAAAGTTTTCCATAATAATTTATGAGGGATTTTTTATGTATGAACATTATCAGAAATTACTAGACAAAAAAGGCTTGAAAAATGCCGATGTTGCAAGAGCTACAGGCATTTCAAACATGACTCTATCTGATTGGAAAAGAGGAAAGAGCGAGCCAAAAACTAAGAATATGCAGAAAATTGCTGATTTTTTAGGAACTACCTTGCCATATCTAGTTACAGGTGAAGAAAGTAACCCTATATTTGAACAAGCAAATGCAGATTATGACCTTTCAAATATAGACAGCAAGCTCAAAGATTATGTATTTAAGTTATCTAAATTATCGGATAAAGAGCAAGAAAATATTATGAATTTAATAGATATGATGTATGAAAATACTCAAAATAAATCAAATTAATAGGAAAGGTGGTATTTTATTATGAGTAAAACTGTTAAATGTCCTAAATTTGGTTGTGATGGTGTTGGCATACCTGTTGATACCAAGAAAAAATTCTCATTCGGTAAAGCACTTGTTGGCAACACAGTAGGTGGTCTCTTCGGACCTGTCGGTGCCGTTGTCGGTACTGCTACCGGAATTAAGGGAAAGAATGGCAAAACAAAGTTTGTGTGTTCAAAATGCGGTAACGTTTGGGAAAAGAAAATATAACTACCAAGGCAGAGCTTTTACTCTGCCTCTATTTTTCTTTTGATGAATACATACAAGTACAATAACAGGTCTTTATCTTCCAAGCCCTCAATCATTTTAATTATTTCGTCTTTATATTCCATACAACACTACCTCCGATACATCAATTATAGAACATTTGTTCTCAAACGTCAATAAGGACGGCAGAAAAATCCACCGCCCTACCGAAACTTGAAGAGTTCTCTTATTGAGAACATCATTACTGTAGCACTTTAAAGTGTTTTATTTTGTCGAATATTGACAACATGGATTGCAAAGAATAGATATATTACTACATAATTAATTCCCCCAATAAAATATTACATATTGAACTCTACAACTCATATTCCCTTGTACTATATCTTTAAAAACTACATACCAACTATTATTTAACATAGTTACACCTTCTAAGTGAGAAGGAAAAGCCTTTCCGTCACCATTACTTATTAATATAGCAATATTATTAACAGAGAGACTTTCTAACTCAAACATGTTTTTGACTTGTTCTAAGGTAAATAACACAAATGAATTTTCACCCTTTGTCGCTGTTCTTACTGCGGTGCCAACTTTAATTTTTATACTATTTAATTTATCAAAATCCGTCTTTAAATTACCTAAACTCTGGTTTAATTCACCATATTTGTCATTTAAAATCTTGCCTTGACTCGCGTCTAATGCACTGCCAGTGGTAGTAGTCGTGAGATTGTTCGCTAAATCTTTAAAAGCAAAGCTTTTCAAATCAGCGAACCACTTCTTAATTTTCCTGAAGCCGACCGACGCTTTTTCGCCAGAAACAAGATTTACTCTAGTTGTTGTATCGGCAAAAGTAACTGTTGTATTGCTTATGTTTCCATCTTCTGCAACCGCTCCGATATCGGTAGGGGTTATGTTTACATTTCCTCTGCGATAATATACTTCTTTTGCACCTTTTACTCCTGTAACCGGTGTACCAGCTAACACATCCCAGTATCTGTCGATTGTCAGATATACATTACTGCCGGAGGGGATTATATTACCAGCCCCTTCTTTAAAATCAGTGGTTGTGGTAAACTGGTCGGTTATATTGTACATATCACCAGAATTAGCATCCGCTGTGCTCGGTAAGTCGGCAAAGTTGATTGTTCCAAGAGGTCTTAATGCTCCGCTGAAGCTCTCAGATATTTCTTTAACTTGTTCTGCGTACTTTTGCGCTTCCGACTCGCTCTTTGCAGAGTTAGTCTCACTTGTCCTAGCATTGGTTTCAGAAGCCTTGGCTTTTGTTTCGCTTGCCTTAGCATTGTTTGCAGAAGTTGACGCGCTAGTAGCAGAAGCCTTGGCATTAGTTTCACTGTTTTTTGCGTTAGCTGCGCTTGTAGACGCATTAGCCTCTGATTTCTTAGCATTAGTTTCACTGGCCTTAGAATTTGTTTCGCTTGTCTTAGCGTTACGTGCAGAGATAGACGCACTGTCCTCACTTGTCCTAGCATTGGTTTCAGAAGCCTTGGCTTTTGTTTCGCTTGCCTTAGCATTGTTTGCAGAAGTAGCTGATTCTTGAGCTTTGCTTGTGGCAAGTTCTGCCGATTTTTGAGCTTGTGAAGCAGAACTGCTTGCTGAGTTGGCTTTTTCTGTCGCAGTTTGTGCTGATTTTTGAGCCTGTGACACGGATTGAGCCATGCCGTCAAGGTAACTCTGAATAAGTCTTTGAATTTCAACGTCAAAATCCTCAACGGTTCCCATTCGCTTAACTATTCCTGGTGCGAAGCACATCCATATCTGTTGTTTTTTCGTGTCGGAATCGGTCGATACCGCCCATTCTCCGGCTTTCATTTTTAAGGGGTCGAACTCCGCGTATGCCCCTCGTCTCATTTGAATTGCCATAAGCTATACCTCACTTTCATTAATGCCTAATTTCTGACACAATCTTGAAAACTTATCTTCCAATTCATCTATGTGTTTTTGCATTTTATCAATCTTCTGCTCGTCTCCAGCAAGTCTTAAGATTAGGAATCGTTATCATGCAGATTTCTTTGACATAAATAATCCTATGCGTGCTGTTTGTATTAAAAGTGCAGAAGATTGCGAGCAGTTAGCTGAATGGCTTGAAAAATTCAAAGAGTATTAGCAGTTAGAGGAACAGGGCAGACTTGTTATTTTACCTTGTAAAGTTGGAGATACAGTATATGTCAACGGCGTGTTGGGTTGTGGTGAAGCGGAGAGGTACAGAGTTATCCGAGTTGATTACCACAGTACACTAGGGACAGGGAGAAACGAGTTTTACATTGAAGCTTTGCTTTGTGCAAATCTTGATAGTTCAATAGGTTTTTATGATAAGCAGTTTGGCAAAACAGTATTCCTCACAAAAGCAGAAGCCGAAACAAAACTGAAAGAATTGGGAGGCGGAGAATGACAATTAGTGAGTTTTTCAAAGAGAAATATTCAGCAAGAAAAGATAAAGACAACATGTATGGTGTTGGCATGAGTGATGCCGAATTCCGGCACTTCATCATTGAGTATTTGTTACCGGACGGCTGGTGTGTCTCAGACCCACTTGGACAGTCACAAATCAATGAGATTGCCATTTATGAAATTCTTGAAAAACATTCTAAGAAATTCAGAAAAGAGCACAAGAAATATTTAAAAGAATTGAGAGGTGGAGAAAATGAATAGTTTAGCAATAGGAGATAAATTACAAGCAATCAAAGAAATAGCGATTGGCGGTTGTGAAGATATTGAGGTTTCTGAAAAGATATTTGACCTTTGCGATGAAATTTTGGGGTTAGTTAATTCTGCCTCTTGTAACTGTAAGCGCAACAGCAATTCAAGAGATAATGAACCTTGTTGTAGATGTGATAGCAGACAGACCAATGCCGACAGGATAAGGAATATGTCGGATGAAGAAATGGCGGATAGGATGACAGCAACAGCAAAGCGCGATGAATGTTTTGTTATAAAGAAGCATGAATCTTATTGCCTTTCAACTTCGGCTTGTAGACAAAAACATCTTGAATGGCTTCAATCAGAAGCAGAATAGGAGAGAATATGGAAGATAGGTATTTACATAAGGCAAAGAGACTTGATAACAGAGAATGGATTACAGGCTCTCTAATCACTTGTGAAGATGGAACATGCAAGATTGCTACAAGTTTGTTAGAGGGCAAAGCTGATGAACCAATATAAAAGAACTTTTAGCTTTTTGCACACATTGTAAAAGAGCTTATTCCCACGAAGAGGATAGGGAAATTCACGAGGATAGGTATGAGGAGAATATAACATGACAGAGAGTGAAGCAATAAGAGAAAAAAGAAAATTCGCAATCGAACTAAAGCAATTAGTCCATCAAAAATGTGTTGAAATCAATCACTATGTCAGCGGTTGCGACAGTCCGTTTAGTTATTTGCAGATTGCAGATGTACAGGAAAGTTTGAGGAAGATTGAAAACACTTTGAATATTAAGGCTAAGGAGTAATGCAGAATGACCAACATAACAACAATAGTATACACCACCCTCATAGTATTCGGCATAATCGGTCTGACAGAGGTAGCGTTTGCATGGTACGACATTCACGGACGAGATAAGACCGATGACGATATACAAGAGCAGTGGTGTAGTGAAAATATTAAACATTAATTAATTTATCAGAGAGGAAGTGATGAAATGCAGCAGATAACATTATTCGACATAATTAGAGAGCCTATCAAGGTCACAAAGCCAATACGTCTTATAGAGTTATTTGCTGGCTGAACGGCTACGGAAGTCAGGCAATGGCACTAAAGAGAATAGGCGCAAAGTTTGAGCATTACAGAGTTGTGGAGTTTGATAAGTACGCTATTGCAAGCTATAACACAGTGCATGGCACAGATTTCCCTACAATGGATATAACTAAGGTTCATGCAGAAGATTTGAATATCTGCGACACAAATGCATTCACTTACTTACTTACTTATTCGTTTCCATGCACCGATTTATCAGTTGCCGGAAAACAAGCCGGAATGTCTAAAGGCAGTGGCACAAGAAGCGGTCTGTTGTGGGAAGTTGAGCGAATACTAACAGAAATCAGAGATAGCAACGGAGAATTGCCACAGATTTTATTCATGGAGAACGTGCCACAAGTACATAGCCAAGATAATATGCCCGACTTTAGAAAGTGGTTAGATTTTCTTGAAAGCTTAGGTTACACAAATTACTATCAAGATTTGAATGCTAAAAATTATGGTGTAGCGCAAAATCGTGAAAGATGTTTTATGTTTTCATTCCTGGGTGAGTACAATTATCATTTCCCACAGCCTATACCACTCAAAAAGAAGTTGAAAGACTATCTTGAGGATAGTGTAGATGAAAAGTATTACATCAACAATGAAAAGGCTGACAAGCTGATAAAACAGCTTATTGACAACGGCACATTACCACAACACAATCTTGACAGACAAACAGACAAACAGACAAACAGACAGACAGACAGGCAGACTTGTGTTGACGGAACAATCAATAAGCCACAGCAGAGAGAAGTTGCAAACTGTATCAAGGCAAGGTATGACTGCGGAATCTCAAACTTGCGATCAGATGGAAACTTGGTTGTTAAAGGATATGGGAGAGACGGCAGACAAACAGATTGATGTAGCCGTAACTCTTAGGGCAAGAGATTATAAAGGCCTTGATAACTATGGAAGTAATGGAGTGATTGAATGGAAGTAATAGGTAGTATATACACTGGAGTTTCAGATGATTTTCAAAGAGGTGTATATCCGATTGCAAGATGCGTAAAGGCTGAAAACCACGATTTAGGAGTAATTATGGCAGATGTAAATGTAATAGGCTCTCTTGAATCAAAATTTGAGAGCACCAACAGAATTTATGATGTGGGGGGGGTGCAGTCCAACATTGAGTACAATGCAAGGTGGCAATCAAGAGCCGAAAATTCTTGAAGAGCAAATTCCATGCAAATTAGATAAAATGCCTAACGGACACTTAGACAGCTTAGATAATGCGGAAATATGCGACATTAATACGCCTACTGCAAGCACAGTGACATCACGATATTATAAAGGCATAGGCAGTCATAAAGACAATATGTGCATAGTTGCTATGCGTGGCAGAAATCCCGATAATCCGTCAGATAGAACTGCGGGAAGTCTAACAGAGCAGAGATTAGAGGTGAATATGCAAGGTACAAGTAATTGCTTAACGAGTGTGCAGAAAGATAATTTATTGCTTGAAAATAATATCCAAAAAGTCGGTCAAATATCAAGCAACGGTTCCCAATGCGGTACAGTTATTTCTGATAATGGCATATCGGCTAATCTTGTAGCCGGAACACACGGATATGCGAATAGCCATATTGCCACGCAATATCGTATTAGAAAACTGACACCGAGAGAGTGCGGACGGCTAATGGGTGTATCTGATGAAGATATTGACAAAATGGCAGTAGTAAACAGCAATACGCAGTTGTATAAGCAATTCGGCAACTCAATTGTGGTAGATGTTATGTGTGCTATGTTTAAAAATCTGAATATCAAGCAAGGAGATAGTAATGAAACACTACAAGCCAATTAAATGTGTAGTCTGTAGCAAGACATTTACACCGACCGCAGCTAACCAAAATACGTGTTGTGAAGCACACAGACAGCAGAGAGCTACAGAATTAAGAAAAATCAGAGAAAAGAAAAGGCTTAAAAGAAAGCCTATCAAGAAAAACAAACCTGCGGAAATCTGCGAGATTGCTAAGAGTAAGGGCATGAGCTACGGACAATATATGGCAGAACAGTATAAAAAGGAAGTGACGATAAGATGAATAGCAGAACTATAAGTGATATAGAACCGATTGAAAGACAATGTGTATACGAGGACAACAAGCCGTGCAACAGCTCGTGTCGATACTCAAATACTTGTATACACAGTGCAGGCAAAACCGAAGAATAGGAGATAAGGTCTATGAAGTTTTCAAAGCTGACTAGACCGGAACTTGAAGAAATTTTAAAAAATGCCAATTTCACCGATGAGGAAGCGGAAGTTTTTAAGTTGCTAGTTGCTGATAAAAGCCTTGAAGAAGTATCACAGAGACTATTAATCTCAAAAACGACCACTTCCCGGAGAGTGGCAGACATTAAAGAAAAGATAGAAAGGAGTCAGGCAATGATTAACAAAGTGCCAATATGGGAAAAAGTAACGCTGACGATTGATGAAGCTGCGGAATACAGTAACATCGGAATTAACAGAATCAATGATATGCTTAATAATCCTTCATGCCCTTTTGTGCTTTTTGTCGGAAGAGGTAAGCGATTAGTTAAGCGCAAGGAGTTTGAAAAATACCTCGAAAAGACAGATAGCATATAGATATATTGAATTATGAGCTATTATGTAGTAATATAGGAATTATCATATAATGGCTTTTGATTTTGAAAGGAGCCATAAATCAGTATGGGAAAGGATTTGAGAGGAAAAGAGCTGGGAGTCGGAATAACCCAGCGCAAAGACGGACTTTATCAGGGCAGATATAAAGATAGGTTCGGCAAGAGTAAGACAATTTATAATAGCAAGTTGTCAGAACTGCGGAAAGAACTTAGTAAAGCAGTGACCGACAATCAACAATTCACAAGTGTTAGAGACAGCATTACCCTTGATGTGTGGTTTGACAGGTGGATGAATGTATACAAGAAAAAGAGAGTGCGCCCCAATACCATTAGAGAGTATACGCATATATATAAGAAGAACATTTCACCATACTTAGGAAACCACGAAATAACATCTATTCGCAAGTCAGATGTACAGCTACTTATCGACAAAGCTTCTGACGATAACTATAAGTATGAGAGACAGAGCAAAATCAAGGTTATTTTAAATGACATGTTCAGTAGAGCTATGGAAGATGACCTGATGATTAAGAATCCGGCGAAAGGTGTAAAGTTGAGAGCAGACAAGGAAGTTAATGCTTTTGCATTGACAGTAGAGCAGCAGAACGAGTTTTTTGAAGCGTGCAAGGGCACGTTTTACGACAACATGTATAATGTGGCAGTTAATACAGGTTTGCGCCCAGGAGAACTGTTTGCACTCACGATTGCAGATATACATATGGATGAGGGATATATTGATGTTAATAAGACACTTGTGTATCAGAAATACCTTGAAGATAAAGGCAAGACATTTCATGTTGAGCCACCAAAAACCAAGCAGAGTTACAGACACGTACCAATTAACAGTGTGTGCAAAGAATATCTAACTAAACAATTTGAGCTTAAAAAGATAGTTTCAGAACGCAGACCCAAGGAACAAAACGAATATTTGTTTGTTACAAGGTTCAATACACCGATTAATTCGGTTATATATAGCGACTCTATACGTTCAGTTGTAAGACGGATAAATGACACAAAGAGCAGTGACAATGAATTTCCGTTTTTTAGCGGTCACACATTCAGACATACGTTTGCGACAAGATGTTTTGAGTCAGGCATAGAGCCGAAAGTCGTTCAATCATATTTGGGTCATGCATCACTGAAAATGACAATGGACTTGTATACACATGTTACACCCGAAAAGTCGTTTGCCGACATTGAAAAAATCGTTAGCACCGACAACAAAATCATAGAATATAGAAGAAAATGTGTGTAGTAAGTGTGTAGTAGTACACACTCTCAATTTACAGAATGTCGAAAAATCAGCACTTGTAGGGCATTTTTATACTAAAACTGGTAAAATTATTATGTGTACCAGGAGGTGCCGTACGAGTTCATAAACAACCGCGAGATAATTGGAAAATAATGACAAAAATTATAGTATTTTTTAGTT